AATCAGTTAGATTAACCCTATTATTTTTATTTCTAAGAACTATATTTATCTAATATAGATAAATTGGTTATGACAGGTACTACAAAAAACGAAACATATAGTGTTAGAGCATTATATGAAGTCATCAAACTTAGTCTTTTAATGCGAGATAGAGATTTAGTCCATTTCATTAGAACAATGAATGATAATATCATCGAGGACTTTGAAAAGATTAAAAAAAATCCTAATACACCTTTAAATGATATTATAAAATACTATGAAAATTATACCATAGTTTTTATGATGATTAGAGCGATAATGCAAGAAGCTAACATTTCTTTTTACCAAGAAAAAACAAGGGAAGTTACAAATTATTTTTTAACTGACGAATTATATATAAAATCAGAGAAACCATCAAAATCAGTTTATGATGATGAAGATTAGCATATTTATTTGATAGAATGAAAAATATTTTTAAATACGTCATATTAGAACAACTCTTAACTGAGAATAGAATACAACAGGCAAAGGATAAATATCCTTGTTTACCACCAAAATTGATAGATTATCTATCTAATGGTGATCCTTCAGGTAATAACAAATATCTTGATTGGATGTGTAAACAAGTTTGGGATTCTGATGGAAATAATACTTTTGGTACTTTTGATGAAAACCAAGGTATATATACTTGGTTGGAGGATAATGGTGACTACAATATAAATAACCCAACAAGTTCACCTGATTGTCAAAAAGTTTGGTCTGAAAATTATAGAAGAGGTGATTTTAATGTCATACCTGTTGAAGGTTGGCTTAAAGACGTAGCTGATTATATTATAGAAGAAGTTGTTTACTTCAACCGTTTTTCAGGTTCTTTAGAAAAAAAAGATATAAATAGTTATAGTTATGACACTTTAGCAAAGGCTTTAGCAATTAAAAAACTTCAGTCAAAAGAAAAAGAATTAGCTAAAGATGTTACTAAAATCTATGAAGATAGTAGTTGGTTGATTGTTTCACCAAAATCACATCAAGCTTCTTGTACTTATGGTGCAAATACAAAATGGTGTGTTACTACAAAAAATAACCCTGAATACTTTAAACGTTATACAAACGAACCACAATACTTAATTTTTGTTATCAATAAAGGAAGTAATCAAAAATGGGCTATTAATACCGCTAGAAAACAAGGTCAGGAAAGTGAAGAAGAAGTAACTGTACCTTGGCATAAAGAAGTTAAAAATTTAGGAAGACGTTACGTCAATCCTGAAAATGTGGGGGAAAAATTTGGTACTATAGCAGCACAAAAAACTGAGACAGGTAGAAGATATGCTCAGGCTGGAGAATATCAAACAACATATTGGAACCCTGAAGATTATGAAATTGGGTGGGGTGCGTTTATTAAAGAATCTAGTTTACCTAAAAACTTACAAGAATTATTAAAATTTGTTGAAAAACGAGTTAAAGTTAACTTCCAAAAAAAAGAAAAAAATCAAAAAGCCTACGAAACAAACCCAAACCCTATTCGTCTTAAAAAAGGTGATAAAGTTAAACTTTTAGCGAGTGGATATGGTTTATATAAAGGTGATGAAGGTTATGTAATTTCTACTTATATCGGAGCACCTGGTAGAGAAAGAGAGGTATATACAGGTAATGCCGGTGTTTATGTTATACATGTTAATGATAGAAAATTAGATTACGAGGCTAATAGAGGTGTTAATTTAAAAAAAACTGATAAATTATTAACTAAACTAAAATTAAGTGACCCTGAAAAAGATAATTTTAGAAATTATGAAAGTTATGTAAACGTTACAGGTATACCAGTTAACGGTTTATTCTTACAAAAAATAAAATAAAAAAAAATGAAAAAATTTATACTTTCCGAATTACAATATAGAAATATAAGAAAATACTTAATAGAGTCTAAACTTAGATCTTACGTTTTCGATTGGGACGATAACATCCTAAGAATGCCAACAAAGGTTAATATGGAAAAAAATGAAAACGGTAAGTGGGTTCCAGTAAAAGTTTCAACCGAAGAGTTTGCTCATTTTAGAACAGATCCTAATTATAGAACAACTTCAAATTCATTTGCTGACTTTACAAACAACGAACCTTTTTTGGTTGACGCTGAAAAGGCCATTCATAACGGAAGTTTCGCACCAAGCTATAAAAAATTTATTGAAGCTTTGACACATGCAAATCCTTTTGCAATTAATACCGCTAGAGGTCACAGTCCTGAAACTTTAAAAAAAGGTGTTAAACTTTTTGTTAAAATGGTTTTAAGTGATGATGAAAAAAGAATGATGTTTACAAACATACAGAAAGAACTACCAAACGCTTTAACCCAAGGTCTTAATGCCTCACAACTACTAGATTTATATATGGATGAAAGAGGTGAATTTTATCCTGTTTCATCTGAAGAGTTTGGTGAAAGATTTGGTCTTGAGGTTAAAGGAGGAGCATCAAATCCTGAACATGCTAAGAAAGTAGCAATTGAAAACTTTGTTAAGAAATTAATTGACGGTGTTAAAAAACATATGGTTGCTGGTAAATACAAAAAAATATCTTTAGGTTTTTCTGATGATGATAAAAGAAATGTTAAAGCGGCACAAGAATTTTTACAAAACGAATTAAGTCAAATGTATCCAGAGGTACATTTTGTAATCTACGATACTTCCGAAGGTGGTAAAAGAAAAATTGTTATTGAAAAGGAATCTTAAGTAAACTTAAAGGGTTTAATGCTTTGTGATACACTACCACTATCTATAACATTTTTTAATGCCATAGAATAACCGTAGTTCATTCCATTAACTATACTGTCCACTATTGCAATATCTGTACTATAATAGTTTTGTACTCTTTGGCCTTTAAAGGATATGTATTTACCTTCATGATTAATCTCAAATGGTCTAACACTGTAAGAGCCATCATCATCGATAATTGAGCCTGTACCAACAACTTTTTCTAAAAATTCTTTTAATTCCATTTTAATATAAGTTTTCTGAAAATTATCATAAAGAAAAGTTAAATAAATTCCTCTAAACAAAACACACTTAATTAAGTGTATCAGTTTTGACCTTTTCAACCCATTTGATTTTTTCTATAGTAATAGTGTCATAAATTTTTATGACTTTTTTAACGGATACGGTATCGTAAATTTTTACATGATCCTCAACTTTAATGTCTGTGTTATTTTTTTCTGAAATAATTGGTAGTATGATTAAAATAATCAAAACAAAAAAAGGCAAACCAATAAGTATTAACCCTGTGTATAATAGATTGTTAAATTGTTTCTTCATTTATTAAACTTTTATAAATGTTAGATAATGAGTGTTTTACATTTGATTTAATTTCTTTTTCCATAGCAGATCTCCTAGACTCAACCTCATTATCGAAAATATGGATTAATCTTTCACAAGCTTTAGGGTGTAAATCTATTGTGTAACTATATTGATGATTGACTATGGTTAAAGTCCTATTTGATTCAAAAATAATGAATATTCTTTTTTGGTCATTTTTTATATAACGTTTTTTAGAAATAGGTGAGATTAAAAGTTTTGAATCTTCTCTTGAAATTAAATTTTTACAAATAGAAAGACCTTCATTTTCAAAATCACCGTGTTCAAATTGTTCATCTAAAGAAAAAAGCTTGAAATATTTTATAGCAATTTTTTGAATTTTTCTTTTAATTTTATGTTTTAAATTTTTCATCTTTAATTTTAAATTTTAACGTCACTAATATCAACACCACCTAATTCATAAAATCTTTTTTCTATATGATTTTTAAAAGTACTAGAGTAAACTACGTCATCTAAGTGTTTGTTGGACCAAAACATTAACATTTTTGACGCACCTTTTAATTGTTCAATAGTTACACAACTATCGATAACACTTAAAACTTTTTTATAATCTTCCCAAATTTTCATAATAAATTTTACTTTACTAATATAATAAACTTATTTAAACATTTCTACCGTTTTCGTAAATATATTTTAAAACAGGAAATCTAAGACTAATTCCACCTTCTTGATTTTTAGTTTCTTCAAAATATTGAATATTTACAGTTTTACCCACAATTTTGGATGAATCTTTATAGAATTCTTGACGTTGTTCGATACTAAAACCACTACCAACACCAACCTCAAATCCTTTATGCTCAATCACAATTTGTGATGTCATAGTTTCAGTAACTTCTTTACCGTTAATAATAATACGAATAGGTCCATAAGTAATTCCTTTAACTACATACTCAGCATCATGGAATTTTTTAGCCTTTAAAAGGTCCTTACTACGTTTACCTTTGTAAGTAACATTTTTACGTACCATCACACCTTCCCATTTACCTTCTTCAGACTTATCCATCCATTCTTGAAAGTGTTTTACGTCACGTATTTTTTCTTGTGGTAAAATTTCAAGAGTACAATTATTTTCATTACAAATAATAGTTTCACCTAAAACTTTAAGACGTTCAGAAAGTTTACGAACACTTCTTTGGTTAGAAAATTCTTCCAAACTTAAACAATCAAATACTTTATACTTAACATTTTGAATGGTGTGATTTTTTCTACGAATTTCTTTCATAATAGATTGGAAATCTTCGTCACCATTTTCATCGACCATACAAATCTCACCGTCAAAAACAATATTACGAAGTCCAAGATTAGTAATCACTTCCTCAACTTTGTCTAGAGTATCAAATATTTTACCCTGACGAGAGTAAGAAGTTACTTGACCATTTTCCCCAACAACTGTAATACAACGAACACCATCAAGTTTACGAGATACATACCACTCTTCAGTTTCAAAGTTAACCATTTCAGGTTCAAATTTTTCAGCGAGAGCAACATCAAATGTTGGTACAGTTCCAGGAACGGCTTTATTGATAAGACTTTCACCGACACGACATTTCAAATCTTTGTCAATTATATTAAAAATTAATTCTTTATGTTCAGAATTTAATTCTACAAATGAATTTACAAGTCCAATAGCATTATGACCTGTAACTTCGCGAGTACGTAACTCATCCAACAATTCAAAAATATTATATTCTTTTTCGGTTAAAAAAAGAAGTGTGTGTAACTTTTTGCAATTATCGGAAGTTATGTGAAACTGATAAAAAGGATTTGTGACATACATCACAAGTTTCTTCAAATCAGAATCGTGAAGATATTCTTTTAAAAGTTCTACTTTTTTGTTTGAGGAAGAGTCTGATTGTAACTTAGTAACTAATTCTTGAAGACGTGATAGAATATTTTTCATTCTACAAAGATACGATTATTAATTTAATATACAAATTTAATAAAATAAAAAAAGGACCTCTAAGGTCCTTTTCCCAATTCAGTGTTCTACTTTTATTTTGTAGCTGTAGATACTGCTGTTGAATCAGTAACAACTACTGATTCTGTAGCAACAACTGCAGTTGTGTCAACTGCGGCTACAACTGTACTATCAGTTTTAGGAGCTTCAGCTTCTGATGAAGATCCACAAGCGGTCATAAGACCAATAACACTTAGAACTAAGATAACTTTTTTCATTTTGTTTTTGTTTTTGTTTTTTTGTTTATGTGATTAATTATAATTAATTTATTTCTAATTGTAAATATGTTTAGACTAATAAAAGTCCGAATTTTTTACGATATTCTAACACAGAAAGTTCTTTTGCCTTAGATTCAAACATTAAATCTAAATCATAACCGTAAGTGTCAACTTCGTTTTGAATATAGTCATGGTGTGCACGAAAATTTTGTTCATCACGAGGTTCAGAAATATGAACAACTGGTGTTATATCAGAAGGCCAAGTTGCCACGGCAAGTTTTAAGGCATCTTCGATACTCATACCATCATTGTGACAGTTATGGTGATGATAGTCGAATACAATAGGTATTTTGGTGTTTTCATGGATATATAACAAGTCTTTAACAGTAAACATATTTGGCTTGTCATCATTCTCAACAGTCAAACGTTTTTTGGTGTTTTCACCAAGTAATTGGAAGTTATCAACCCAACGTTTCATCGCATCTTGTTTATTACCATAGGCACCACCAACGTGAATGTTAATTTTAGAAAAAGGTGAAACAGGCAAACCTATCATATCCATAATTTCTGAATGTTTGTCTAATTCTGAAATTGTTTTTTTAACAACATTTTCACTAGGTGAGGCTAAAACATTAAATGGACCTGGGTGAAAACTTAAACGATGGTTATATTGTCTGACAAGGTTACCTAAACCATTTAATAAGTTTTTAATTTTACCAATGTCAGGTAAGTCATCAAAATTATATTCACTCGACCAAGGAAACATATCAGAACTCATGCGGTAAAGATTGATACCGTTTTTTTCATTCCATTTAATAACTTCAATAAGGTCCCGAACATTTTGTAAAGAAAGTTCTGACACATAATTAAGCCCTTTGGAGTCAAAAGTTTTTCGAATCATACCACGATTAGTCGTAATATTTTTCTCACCTAGGGTCATGTTGATACACGCGTAACCAATTTTCATAATACAAACATACACATTTATATTTTATTGTACAATATTAATCTTATGAAAAATTATTTTGTTAATGCTTATGTTAGAAGTAGGTCATCTAGTTTTATAGACGCTCATATAAGAATGATGGAAATGTATGTACCGTATCTTAAAAACGGTAAATTAGAATACAAAGAAAAATCGATTGAACCTGAATATAGGTTAAAACCACATATATTTATTAGCAATGGAAGATAAAGCTAGTAAAGTGTTTATTATTTTGGATTCACTACTTGAATCTAAAGCTAGATATATTGAAATATCTAAAAACGGTGAGTCTATTTTTAAAGTTAAATTGATTACTGAGGCTGAAGACATGGTTGAGTTTTTGGATGGTTTTTTTGATAACGGTTTTACTGTTAAAGAAATTAGTAAAAAAGAATTTGACGATTTTGAAGGTATAGAAACTTTAAAATTTAATATCTAAAGACATATTTATTATTAAACATAAAGGTAAAATGAAAAAGAGAGTTAGAATTAACAATGATAAAGTTAAAAAACTTGTTAGTGAAAAACTAAAACAGGGTGGTACCTTTGTGCATGAATCTAAAATTGATAAAGCAATTAAACAATATTTAAGTGAACGTAAAGAAGGTTTAGACCCTGAAAACGCTCCTGAATATGAAGAAAAAAACTTTAGTGATAGAGCTAGAAAAAGTTTTAGTGATATGACTAAGGCTTTATACGATATTGTAGAAGATTTAATGATAATTCAGGCCAAAGAACCAGATGTTTTAGTAGATATGTACCCAGAAGAGGTATATTCGGAAGGTTATATAGAGGAAGTTGTTAACCAATTAGAGCTTATTATAGAACATCTTGAATACTTGGAAGGTCTTAACCCGGAAGATTTCGAGGATTTTAAAAAGTAATATTTAGTATCAATTATAAATTATTTAGTTTTATCTAAACAATCAAATTTATGATAGATGAATTATACGATTCCGTATTAAGTATTACAAATCAAACAGGTTATATAGATAAAATAGCAGAATTTGAAGATAAAAAATCTTATTTACGCTGGTCTTCGAACAATCTATTCAAACACAATAACCATAAAATTTACAATCCAAATTACCCAATAAAAACTTTTTCACACGATTACAATTTTAGACTACCTTTTTCTTTTATAATAAAAGAAGATGGTACCATTGACAATGTTGATTGATATTTATATCTGATGGCAATTAAAGGACATAAAGAAAGAGCGTTATTACGTAGAGGTTATCAAGTTCAAGAGGCATTAAAAAGAAGACCTATGTTGAATGAAACTTCTTTTTTACGTAGAAGTCTGATTTCTGAAAGTATTGATGCAGAAAAAAATTTAAAACTAAGCCAACTTTGTGGGGAAGATATATCACACAACATCAAAGATAGTGTGTATTGTGATTTAGCTAAAATTTTAGATGAATTACCACAAGCTTTAGCTGAAGAAACTTATGGTGCAATAGTTAATTTATATAACTTTTTTAAACCCATTAAAAAAGATAATAGGATTGTTTTTATAAAAACTATCAAAGTTATTTTAAAAAATGAAAATCCAGCCAACTCTTTAAGGTTAATATCTAAATTTTTAAAAGACCCTGAATTTGAAAAAGATGATGTTAAAAAAGCACTTATAAGTTTTAGAAATAAAGAATCTGTACCACAAAACCAGTTAGAAGAATTTTTAAAGAAAGCTAGATATAAAGAGTATTCTAAATACGAAGAATCTTTTTCAGGTAATAATTTTGATTTATTAAGAGGTAAAAGTAAATTAAGTCATGGTCAAATAAATCCCGAAACTGGTAAATCAGAATCATTTTTTAAAATGGTTAGAAGTGTTTATGAAGGAAATATTGATGTTAAATTATTTATCGATTCAGTCTCTAAGGCTGTATTAAATACTGATATAGAAGACTTACTTTTTAAATCAGATTTAAAAGTAAAAAGTGATTTAATGGTTGGTGAAGATGTTATAATCCCACAGGGTTCCAGTATTGAGGTTAAAAAATTTGATTACGAAATTGATAGTTATTTTTCAGAATATTTTGCTATATACAAAAATAGTGACATACCTGAAATAGCTTACGAGGAAGATTTTAAAGATTTATATAATTACATTATTGATAGTATTTTTAAAAATGTTGAAAAAAATGGTCAATACATGATTAACAAAATCTCTGATAATGTTGATGGTATTATGTACGACAGAAACATTATTGTGTTAAAAAAAGATATTGAGTTTTACTGGAGTAATAAAGGTCAAAGAGGTTGTGATGAACGTAGATTAAGTGTTAGGTTTAGAATAAAAAACCCAAACATTATCGCTTACACGTATGATTCAAAAACACACAGTAACCAGTTAATCCCTCAAGAGCTTGACGTTGATGTTAAGTCTAAAGTTTTTTGTCAGTAATTTTTAACGACACTTTTAGCTGTTATAGCGTTGTAGTTAATTAAAATTTTACACAAATCTATTGGTATTATTACTCTGTCAGATTCAAAAATAAATTTTTTAGGTTGATTATCGAAAACTGCGACGTGATACTCCTGACCACTCTGTTTCCCAAAAATTATCAAATCAGTGTTGTAATCTCTTCTTAGAGAATCTGTCGATACATACCAATATTTTTTACCTTTTGATAGATTTTCAAAAGTTTTAACTTGTGCAGTTGACGATTTTCTAGGAAATCCGTTATAATTTGATTCTATAGACATATCAATACCTGCAAAATCTAAACTACCACCAGCTTCGGAAACCATAGTAACTTTAGTTTCAGGTAATGATTCTAAAACAATTTTAACAAAATTTTCCCTTTTAACCCCACTACGTCTTGTTTTATTTACCGTATTTACAATATCATTTTTTAAAGTAGAGTTTGGACCAAAAATATTTTGTCTTTCTTGCCATAATAATCTAAAAAAATTACGGTTACCTTCATCTTCGGTGTAACTTTTATTAAAATCTATAGTAAAATCACCAATATTTTTTAAATAAGGTATAACAATTTTATCTCTAACAATATAATGTGTATTAATAAAATTATAATTTGACCAATTAAGGTCATCTTCGTCAGTCAAAGGTCTAACTACGCCTTCATTACCGGCAGAACCAATACCCCAATATGGAGTATTTTCATATATATCTTTAATAATGTTACTTATCGCAACTTTATAATCGTTTTCAAATTTAGTACGTGCCATTTAGTTAAATTTTGATATTTATAAATATAATCAAAAATTTCTTTAATGAACATAATTTTAGAAAACATAAGAAAAGTTTTATTAGAAAACAGGGTTGATGATGTTAAGAAAAAATATCCTGAAGTTGACCCTGCTATTATTGACTATTTTGTAAAAGAAGACCCGTCAGGTAACAACAAATATCTTGATTGGTTGGTTAAGGCTATGACCCATGGACCAACAATCCAATCTGTTGAAGATATTTTGGATGAGGCTATGCAATTTAACACACCTCAAGAGTTTTTAATGATGTTGGTTAAAAAATTTCACGAATTATTACCTTATATGGTATATGTTGAAGATGGTAAGAAAGTTGGTACTACTGATTTGTATCAATATAAATTTACTGACAGTGAAATGATTAATTTTTTGGGTTTTGATTTATCTCAAGCAAAAGAAAGAAAAGACGAAAAGAATAAACAAAAAGACGCGAAGAAAAATTCTGATAAAATCTATGAAGATAAAAATTGGTTGGTAGTTAGACCAAAAAATTGGGAGTCTTCTTGTGTATATGGAGCCGGTACTAAGTGGTGTACAACATCCAAAGAAAATAGTTCACACTTTAAACGTGAAACTGACCGTAACTTTTTAATTTACGTAATTAACAAAAATAAAACTTCTAAAGATACTGAATACAAGGTTGCTTGGCAAATTCCTTATACGAAAAAAGTAAATAAATACGTTACCTCAACACCAGGTAACCCATCAGTTTGGACTTTAAATACCGATAAAATTAAATTATGGAATGCTGAGGATACTAATATAGCAAGTAGAGGTTCTTCTGGTTATGATTATTTAGATACGGTTCCGGCCTCTGTTAAGGGGAATATTTTAAAATACATGCAAAGACAAATGGATGAAATGTATGCCAACATGGCTTACGTTGAAGATCCTTACACCCAAGCTTTGGTTGAGCATTTGGCTTTAAGTGAAGAAGAAGTTGAAGAGGTTGAACAAAGAGATTACGGTTATTACGGTATGCGTGTTTATACCGTAGACGGTAGTGATGATTATGCTGTAGCAACAACAGATGAGGTTGAGAGGGCGAAACACGAATGGGCGGAAAATTATATTAACGATTTAGGTATTTGGGAAGCTATTGGTAATAATCCCGAAAAATACATTTATATTAACGACCCAAGGACTATAGCAAATGATATGGCTGAAAATTATATAGGGGATTTAAATGTAACTGACGATATATTACACGAAGGAAAAAGATTGGACAAAGAAACCAAAGCTATGGTTGAAGAATGGGAAGTTAATCAATCAATCATGGAAACTAATCAAGAAGATATTGATGATATGATGGAAAGATATGGTGAATTAGATGAAGACGAAGAACAAGAATTGTCAGAATTAGAAATTGAAAATGAATCAATAGAAAAAACAAACGATAAACTTTTACAATCTATTAAAGATAGAATTCGTGACGATTATTATGAAACTTATGTTACTCGTATGACAGACGACCCATTAGATTGGTTGGAAGAGTTTGGTTACTGGAGTAGTAAAACTGGTTTAGATAAATTTGCCATTAAAAACGGTTTGGTTGGTATTGACGAAACCGAATTAATTAATGATATGGCAGATGATTTAGATTACGAATATTTTAGTAGGACTGGTAATTACGAGTATGTAAACATAGAAGGTGATAGATACTACATCTTCCCAACAGATTAAAAAGGGTAAGTATTTGTTAGAGCAAATATTTTTTCACACTCAAATCTTTCTTTATTTTCCTCATAAAAATCCACAATAGCTTTATCCTCTTGTTGTTTAAGCCATTCTGTGTACTGATAATCGTAGTCTTCATTTACACGATTAATTTCATCAATAAATTGTTCTTTAATTCTGCTCATACGAATGATAATTTTTTAAGTTCTTGTTTTGGTTTAATATTTTCGATAATTTTTATAACACCCATATTAATATCTCTTTTGAAAATTTCATACCCATACCAACCAGGGTGAACACTATTATTGGTGTTGTAAGTAAAACCAGCTACTTCACCATCCAAACCGTAGTTTGGTTCAAAATAATGTTCGAAATAATAATTTGGATATCTTTCTGATAGTGGGTAAACTCTTACTTTCATACCACAAAGATATAAAAAAAATGGGAACCTAAAAAGATTCCCATTGATTTTTTCTAACTAATTTTTTAGAAAACAAATTCACAATCATGTTCCTTTTTGAACATAAATAAACCAGCTTGTTTTCTCAAATCAGCTTTCGCATATTCACCGATACCCATACCATAATCGTGAGATGCCACATCAGTCAAAGAGTTAAGAAGTTCCCAAGAAGTCATGTTAGTCTTAGCATTTTTCCAATGACGATTAGTCAAAGTATCAAGGTTGTAACCTTTTTGATTGTAATCTGCCTTAATTTCGTTTGTAGGGAAGAAACGGTCAAGAACTGCCTCAACACGTGCGTCATTCTTGTCAGTAACTTTGTTTGCCACCATTTCACGAAGTTTCATAACTTCATTATAAGAAGCTGAAATTGAATTCATTTTTCTTACTTGGTCAGAAAACACCCCTTGAAATTTTTGGTTAGTTTCAGCCAAACCTTTAACATCTGTCATAAATTTGTTGATACTTTCAATAGAGTTATCCATCAAACGAGGACCCATTTCAAGACGACGAGGACCAACCATCCCGTTCTCACAAACAAGACGAAGAATATAAGGGTCAATTGCGATATCCTCAGTAGGACCTGCGGTTACAATAACACCTGTATGGAAAGCTTCATCCTTCAAATCAGGAATATCAAAACCCCAATTACTTTTTACAGTAGAGATTTGGATGTTTCCGTCACTTGAGATTGACATGTTACCAACATCCAATTGGTGGTCATTGATTACATTTTCAACCATATCAAAATAGAAATCTGTTGAAATGTATGGTTTACTTGCGTCAGTGATAGCCACAACTCTCATAGTTGAAGGGGATATATAAATCGCCACTTTCATGTCTTTTTGAGTTGCCATCTTGGTTTTAATGACTTTTACCAATTGGTTACGAGAATTCATACCGAAGATATCAGTAAATTTACCCATAAAAGAATCACTAATCTTAAGAGTTTTAAGTAATGACTTAAAAGCCCCAGACGATAGTTTTAATTTTACTCCGTCAATAGAGATATTACCATTACGACTTTCAACATCTTCAAAATCAATGTTAAGTTCAGCAAGAGTCATATTCTTACGGATGGGATAATTGTCTTTTACTTCTTTTTTAAAATTTTCGTAGTTTTCCATATTTTTTTATTGTTTATACAAATATAATGATTTTTTTAATAAATACAACACTTTATAGATAATTATCTACCCATTTGGATTATTCTTTCCGCCTCAATTTCATCATCAGATTCACCCTCAAACTCTCTCATTATTTGTTCTTCAGTTTCACTAGTAAATAAAACATCACTAACGGTATCTTCTTCAACAAATTCTTTTACCAAAGGAACCTTACTATAAATTTCTTTGTCAGAAGTTTCTGATTGTTGGAGAAGTTCCAAAAGTTTTTGGTCATTTTCATTTTGAAATGAATCCATTTGTTTTTGAATTTCAATAGCCTTTTCTAACTCATTGTATTTTTTAGAGTCATAGTTAATCTCACCACTAATTTTATCTAAAACCATATAAAGTTTTTTACGTGTATCACCTCTACGGTTTTTAACATAAACTAAATAACGTTGTCCAGTAACTTCATCAACACGAACAAACATCATAGCTGTTGTATTGTGTTTAAGTTTAGTAGAACCTGCGTACTCACCACCTTTAGTGATATGTTGGATAACATCGAAAGATGTATATTTTTTAAGTTCGTTTTGACCTTTAGTGTGTTTAACTAATAGATTAATTAACCAAGTTTCAACGGTTGAAGCGTTCATCTTACTTTGTGAGTCTTTGATTTTATCTTTCACATCCATAAAAGAGTCCATGATAACATAATCCCAACCCATATCAAGAGCTTGTTCCAAGGCTAATTTAGGATTTTCATAATCCGCCATGTAAAGTGTATTCAAATTCATTAATTGTGGGAGTTCTTCAGCTAATTCACGGTTGTCAATTGGATTCATTTCAGATGAAATATAAAGACATTTTTTGTCGGGGTTATAACGTTCAATACCAGTCATTTTATCAACTAACATTGTGGTTTTACCTGAACCTGGTTCACCAACTACAACCGAAATGGTTGCTGGCATGGTACCACCTTTTTTAGATATTACAGTATCGATGAATTTACCACTTTTTAATGGGATAAAAACTTCAGGCGGAAAATTAAAGTCAGTTAGTTTTACAATTTGTACCGATTCTTTTTGTTTTGTCATACAGTTTGTGTTTAGTTTTATTTACTCTTACAAAGATATAATATTGTTATTTAACAAACAAATTTATTTATGGAAAACAAAGAAATGGTTAGTCATCCACAACATTATGGTGGTAAAGATAACGTTTATGAGGCAATTAAAGTAATAGATGCTTGGGATTTAGGATTTTCTTTGGGGAATACCATAAAATATATCTCAAGAGCTGGTAAAAAGAATCAAACTAAAGAATTAGAGGATTTAAAAAAAGCCTTATGGTATTTAAATCACCATATTAAAACATTAGAAAGTAAATTGAAAGAAAATTAGTGATATTTATTATTAAAGTAATTTTTAATGTCAACTTTATTATTAGAAAACAAATATCTCATAACTGAATCTGGTATCAGAGATATAAACAAATTAGCACAACGTTATGATAACGCTAAAATATACTTCCACCAAGACTTAGATGGTGTAACCACCGCTATTGCAATGAAAAACTACCTTGAACAAAATGGTATCAAAGTTGTTGAAACAGAAGTTATACAGTATGGTGATAAAGAATTTAGTATTAAAAAACCAATGGCAAGAGGTGATATAATGCCGGTTTTGGTTGACTTTGCACACGGTAAACCAATGTTTGTTATTCATACTGATCATCACGATAAACAGGTTGGTGCTGAAAAAGGAGCGTCAACATCTTTTAGACAATCACGTTCAAACGTTGAAACTATTTCACAAATAGTTTCCCCAAAAGAAATATTCCCATACTTAGATGTTTTAATGATTTCTACTGTTGATAGTGCGGATTATGCTAAAATGGGTATTACCCCTGAACAAGTTATGAACTATGTGTTTGTTTTGGATAAGGAAAAAAGTCTTGAAAAGAATAAAAAGATGATGGCCCTTGTAACTAACAAATTATTGTTAGCTTATAAAAACAAACCTAAATTTTTAGAAAGGCTGGTTATGGAATCTTCCGCATCCCTTTTAAGTATATATCAAAATATAGTTAGATTAGCAAAAGAAGAAGGTTATACTTCACCTGAAGTAATGACACAACACGCTAAGGAATACGCTGAATCAATGAAGACTAGTAAAAATGTATCATATGACCCTACAACTGGTATTATTTCACAGTATGGTGGTGGTTACATGGTAAAACCTGGTTCTTATGATAGATACGTACCTTTTAAAAACTTTCCTGAGGCTAATTTCTTAATTATAGCATGGCCTTTAGGTTTACTACAAGCTAGTTGTAACCCATTTAAGGCTGAAAGAAGTCTTAAAGGTGTTAATTTGGGTGAAATAGCTCAAGAAGTTTTAGTCAAATTTAAACCACAATTAGAACAGTTTGAAATTACTGTTGATACAATCAAATATTTTGCTGAAAAACACAAAGATTTTAGTCAAGAATCAGTTGGTTTTACCTATAATGACCTTATGGCAATTTATGGTCAGACAGAAGGTGGTATCACTGGTTTAAATACGGTACCCGAAGGTGCTAAAGAAGGTTACACGGTTGAAAGGTGGAGGGAAGCTATTAAAAAAGTTATGGATAAACCTTATACAAGTTTGGGTGAGAAAGAAATTAAAGCCTTAAAAATGTTAAAAGTTTCGGGGTGGGATATCATTCAAGCTAATAGTGGTGGTCACAAGTGTATAACCAATATTTCAGGTCTTATGTATTTTGGAAAACAAGGTGTACCTTATCTTAAAGAATTTCAAGCTGAGTTTGAAAAAGAACTTAGAACAAAAATATTAACAAACAATCAAACAAAATAAAAAAGGGGTTTTTAACCCCTTTTTTAATCTTTAACATATTTTTCAATATTATCAGCAATGTTTTTTAAATCGGAAAGATAATTCACGTTTCCCGGGTGTTCGGTATCAAAATAATTCATCTCTTTTAAAAACTGTAAGTAATCTTCTTCTGTTTTTATTTTACTTAAACCTATATAAGTTTGGTAAAAAGCATAATCTATGACAGCGTCCTTCCAAGTATCGTAATAAGCGTGTCCGTGTTGTGACCCATTTTGTTTATTTGGTCTTTTATTAGCCTCTTTCATACCAAAAGGGTTGTGATTATCTTTCCATATTCTAGATTTAAACCCACTTTCTTTAATTGCTTGAGCAAAAACAAGATTAGGAAACTTAATATTAATTTTTTTCAGGTATTCGTAAAAATTTTTCTTACTAAAAGAGTTATTTTCAGAATCCATGTAAAGTAAAACAACATCATTTTCCGTTATCTTTTCATTTTTACCCACTTTTACCCCTTGTTTGTAACAAATAACGCTAATTACAAAATAAAACCATATAACTGCTAATATTACAAATAAAATAGTTTTAGGATTTATTTTAACCATTTCAAGTCCTGTTTTGTCCCATCGATAAATTTTCATAATTTAATTTTTTTTAATTTAAACAAATATAATCAAAATATTAACAAAAAACCCCTCAAAAGAGGGGTTTTTTAGTATTACTTACCTTTATCTTCCTTTTTTTTAGAATTTTTAGGTTTTTTGATATCAACTTTAACATCTTCAATTTTGGTATTGTAAGAAATTGTGATTGTATCACCAATACTAAGTTCACCCTCGAGTACTTTTTCAGAAATTGGGTCTTCTACGTACTTTTGGATTGCTCTATTTAAAGGACGTGCTCCATATTTTTCGTCATAACCTTTTTCAACCAAATACTCTTTTAAAGTATCTTCAATTTTAAGGACATAACCCATTTCTTTAACACGACCAACTACTTCACTTAAAGGAATATCGACAATTCTCTTAATATTTTCTTTGTCAAGTGATTTGAAAACAATAACATCGTCGATACGATTTAAAAATTCAGGTGAAAAGGCCTTCTTTAATGAATCTTGTATCACACCTTCAGCTATTTCATCGTGAGCATTATTTTTAGATTGAGTACCAAAACCCACACCAGTTCCAAACTCTTGAAGTTTACGAGCTCCTACGTTTGAAGTCATAATGATAAGACAGTTTTTAAAATCAACTTTACGACCTAAACCATCACTTAAATGACCATCATCAAATACTTGAAGTAAAACATTAAAAACATCTGGATGTGCTTTTTCAACTTCATCTAAAAGAATTACCGAAAATGGTTTTCTTCTAATTTTTTCAGTCAACTGACCACCTTCTTCATACCCAACATAACCTGGAGGAGCCCCGATTAATTTAGATACCGTGTGTTTTTCCATATACTCAGACATGTCAACACGAATTAAAGATTCAGGAGAACCAAAAATACTTTCAGCTAACATTTTAGCTAAGTGAGTTTTACCTACACCTGTTGGACCTAGAAACATAAAAGAACCTATCGGTTTCTTTTGGTTTTTAATACCTACACGATTACGTTTAATTGCTTTAGTAATTTTATCGATAGCATTATCTTGACCAATAACTTTAGTCTTAATTTCCTTATCCATGTTACGGAGTTTTTCATTTTCACTTTGTGAAACTTTAGTAACAGGAATACCTGTAACCATAGAAACAACTTTGGCAACATCATCTTCATTAACAGTAGGTCTTACTCTATCAAGATTTTTGGCCCACTCATTAGTGGAATGTTCTAAATCATCTTGTAAATGTTTTTCTTCATCACGAAGTTTTGCTGCGTCTTCATAACGTTGTTGTTTTACAACTTCAATTTTTTGACGACCTACTTCAGTTATTTTTTCTTCAAGGTCAATAATTTCTTGTGGGGGTTTAATATGAACTTGCATTCTAGCCCCAACCTCATCTAAAATATCTATAGCTTTATCAGGTTGTTCACGGTCACTAATATAACGGTCAGCTAAATTAACACAAGCCTCAATAGCTTCAGTTGTATAATTCACCTTGTGATGGTCTTCATACTTATTCTTAATGTTGTTAAGAATTATAAGTGTTTCATCTTTAGAAGGTGGATCAACCACTACCATTTGAAAACGTCTAGCCAAAGCTCCATCTTTTTCAATATTCTCACGATATTCGTCAAGGGTTGTTGCCCCAATACATTGAACTTCTCCACGAGCCAAAGCTGGTTTTAAAATATTAGAAGCGTCTAGAGAACCTGAAGCATTACCCGCTCCAACCATTGTGTGAATTTCATCAATAAAAAGAATAACATCATCGGCTTTTTCAAGTTCTTGCATGATACCTTTCATTCTTTCTTCAAATTGACCCCGATATTTGGTTCCAGCAACTAAAGATGCTAAATCCAAACTTACAACACGTTTGTCAAAAAGAATACGAGGACATTTCCTCTCAACAATTTTAAGAGCTAACCCCTCAACGATTGCGGTTTTACCCACACCAGGTTCACCAATAAGAATTGGATTGTTCTTTTTACGTCTTGAAAGAATTTGTGACACTCTCTCAATCTCATCTTCCCTTCCAATAATTGGGTCTATCT